TGACCACCCTCCCATCCAGAAAGGAATGACTGAACATCGACAGCCTTGGAGTGAGGGTAAAGTTCGCTGCCAATAGGCGTTCCAGTTGTTTGCAGGTTTCCTCCGACACGCCTTGTAGTTGTTGTGTTTCCAGTGGTAGGAGCCCCCATATCAAAGCTAGGCATTGCTGATTTAAGCGGCACACCATCCCTGTTCTCAGTTTCAGCTTTAGGCGGTGCGTTTTCTGCGACCCACTTGTTAGCAAACGCTTCAGCGGACGATAGGGTAGCGGTTCTGTCTATAAGCATAATGGGGTGGTCTATAGAGGAATACTCCCCACCATCCTTATCTTTCAAAATCTGAAACGGCATCGCCTCCGATTGTTCAAAAGCAAATATACTATTAAACTCCTTACTATCTCTTCTAAGATAGGACAAAGGAACCCCCTTACTCCTAAACATCTCAAGAACTTCAAGGCGAGTGTTAACATCATCCTCACCCTGCTTACCGTGCAGGTTACGCATTCTTTCTAAACGCTCGCCTTGGTCATATTTCTGGACGTTTGCGGCTTGCTTCCCCTTGCTAACCTTTAGAGCTTGATTGTTAAGCCATCCTTGTTCTTTTTGATGCCCTCCCCTAGCAGTGTCAAAAGCTTCTTGCAAGAACCCAGCGGCGGTGGTCGCTCTTGTGTTAACTTCTTCTGATGGAGATGTTGAGGAGGCAAGGCGAGTAATAGCAGTGCTGATGTCATTAGACCAAGCATCATAAGCTGGCCCATAGTCAATTTTACCATTTTCTAACCTAGGAGGATTAGCCATCATGGTAGCTACATTGTTATATTCCTCATCTAAACTGACGAGATGTCCGGTAGTTGTTTCAGATGACTCCCTCGCTGCTTTAAGTTCGTCAGCCTTTGTTTTAGCTTGAAGGAAATTAGCATTAGCAGTTGTAGCGGAGGCGGCGGCATTTGTACTAGCAACAGCTTGATCTGCCTCGGTACGCTGCCTGAAAGTGTCTGCCTCTTCCCTTTTCAAATCCGCTGTAGCCTGTGCTTGATGCGCCGCTGCTGTTGTACTTTGAACACTGGCATTTTTAAGGCTAGTAATGTCTTCTGGACCGTATTGTTCGTATACTCTCTTATCTAGATCAGCCTTAATTTTGGCTTGCACTGCCGCTGCCCTTTTACTCTTTAACTCTATCCTCTTTTCTTTTGGTGCAAGCTTTGCAAGTTTCTTTTCGCTCTTAGCCTCTGCCTTATAGCCACCTACTCCCTTCTTAGCTTTAGTCTGTTGCTTTAAGTCTCTGGCTTGCTGCTTAATTAACTTAGCCGATGCTTCGTCGCGTTCATTTGCTGACGCATCTCTTCTGCGTTGACGGGCCTCACTTAGAATCTGCTGGCCCATACTAAATCCACTTTCAAAGTCCATAATTATTTCTCCTTATTTACCCATTAAAGCTCCGCCAAAACCTTGAGCGAATTTACCAGCCCCAGCGGCACCAGCTATAGAGCTACCAATACCTCCAGTAAGGCCAGCCATACCGATACTAGCCACACCTCCCAGCACTGCACCGAATGGATCGCTTTGGTTAGCCATCTGAGTGCCGTATATCTGAGCCTGTGTCCCGAATATGTTAGAGGCAAAGGAAGTAGCTTGAGCCCCAGCGTTAGCATTCAGCCCGATACCAGCACCTAGCCCTTGTCCCATCATAGGAGCAGCACCCTGTTGAGCACCTGCCACCTGACCGAACTGCGCTGTCTGCGGCTGACCCACATAAGAGCGAGCCATGTTCATACGCTGAGTAAGAAGCTGTCGGCCCATGTTATACTGCGAGAGAGTCTCCTGAATNGCAGGGGCAGTTCCAAGCATAGGCCCACCGCGAGCAGCAGAGGATCGNCGGAATGCCTGTTCAGCAAACTTAACCTCTTCGTCAGACAACTGCGTACCCTTCTCTAGNTCACTCAATGTCATCTCGGCCAGCCTACGCCGCACCTTAAACCCAACAGGATCAGACTCCTCGATACGTTTCAACGCTTGGTCAGCAAAGTCAGCACCGTACTTCTTCTGGATGTCCAAGGCAGTCTGAGCCATTGAGTCAGCACTCTGCCTGTAGGCTTCTAGGTTAGTTACCTGCTGGTCTAGGTCAGATATGCCACGGAAGTCGTAGCTAATTGTCTCGCCACCCACCGTAATAGAACCGTGACCTCCCATCTTAGCCGCAGCCTCAATAGCTTTACGGGCAGGTAGGGTTCGGATGTCGGCCATGATACCTTCTCGGTTGGCCTCTGCATAATTAGGAGCGGCGGGAGGAGGTGGTGTACCTTTATTGACAGCATCAGCAGCAGCCCAATACCTTTCACGGTAAGAGTCCGTAATGCCCTTTGCTATTTCAAGAAGCTTGTTGTACATACTGTTCCTCCCAAGAGTTCATTGCGTTGTCGTATAAGTTTCGGATTTGTGATTTGTCTAGTTCTACTAAATTCTCAATAAAGAGAAACTGTCCGTACAGATCGCCGCCCCAGTATCCCGTTATGTATGCTTCCGCTATATCTGGCTGGTGATCGTTTATCCATACAAAGCTTCTTCCTAATTCAACTGCGTCTAAGCTACCCTGTTGCTCGGCAGTCCGGTACGCCTCCCCCACATACACCCCCACTGGCAAGGGCTTCTGCATCTTTATATTCGCTGTCGGAGGTTTGTTCTCGTACTGCCTCCCTTTTACAACTGTGCCTTTGACTATCACTGAATATCCTCTCTATTAGTTGTTGTGAAAATTCTCTTCTTTTACCATGTCTAAGAGCGAGAACTCGCAACCTTCTCCAATCGGGAACCCTCTCCGCAAACTCATTGATACAAGTTGCGGTTGCCCATCTTTCAGAACATACGATGTCCGACAGGTAGAAGCTATCGCCTTCGGGGTTGAAGGGTTGCCAATGCCGATCCAAGTCGTTTTCATTGATTCGGTATCCCACTCCCATCCCAACCAATACACCATCCTGCTCGACGAGGCAGAGACTTCCATTTTGTTGATGGAACTTGATGTATATTTCCAAGATATTGTCCGGCCATCCACCGAAACAGAGCCCTCTGGTATCATATCGCCTGATGAAGCTAATGACATCAGATACAGAAAATCGTTTGTGTTCGTCATTGGTCATCTCTCCAGAGCCATAGTGTTCATAAACGCACTGGTTTTAATCGACCTAACTAATAACCTACCTGAGCTTGCCTTGATCTTAAACCTAGCCTCATTGAACTCACCCTTTGTGCTTAGGGAGAATGAGCGAGAGAACGGGCCAACAGCAGGTAGGGTGAACGGCAAAGTAACTGGGAGGGTAACTGATGATGTCTGGGTAGGAATGTTGTTCTCGATCAATACGTCAGTAGCACCAGCCTCTTCATCAAGGGTTGCATATACTTCCGCGCAATGACAGCCAGCAATGCTATTTTCAAACTCTATGTCTAAATGATTTCCCAGCTTGGGCGATAAAAAGTCTCCGTAAACATGACCCCTACTGATAAGAAAACTTTCTATGTCTACTGAGTTGTCCTGATAGGTAGATGAAGCCAAGTTAGATTCACTAACGTAATCAAGCCATGTAAGAACATTGCCGCTGTTGTCACCCATTATGAGCTTGGGGTAATTAGTAAAGTTAGACTCGGCGTACACGTTATTAGTCCACCCTGTCCAGTATCCGCTCCAAGACCTAGTTACAGTATTAAATACAATAGTGTAGTTTGGTGTCGTTGAGCTACCTAGAGGCACGCTAAGAATGTACCTGTTGTTCCAGAACTTAGCGCATGAGTTCTTAGCGTAGCCCCAGTTGATTCTCTGTATAAGATCGTCAATAGGAGTAGAGATAGGCTCGGATACAGAACTCTGAGCACCTGAAAGAATAGTGCGTACAGTGCGAATACCATCCCGTGCCAAGAAAAACACATCAGACCCAGCCTGTGCTATAGTCCTGCCAGCAACACAACCAACAGTATTATCAATTCTATTAACCGCCCAGCCACTAGCGGATGATTGAGACGGGTCAGTCACCACTACATGAATAGAGCGTTCCTTGAATACAACTAAATTAAAGTTATACCAGCTTACCATGCCAGTAATAGGATCACCTTCGCCGCCTCCAACTCTAAACTGAAACCCAGTTCCCCAAGTNGTTCCGTCTAGAATATCGCTCGCCGCAACTTCATCGTCGTAGTTGTTATTGTTTGCGGAGAAAAGCCTGTTCGTGTGGGATATTAAGAACTTACCCCTAGGTATTGATGAGCCTTCGTCCGTAACTGCTGAACCGTTGTAGGAGTGCAAGTTACCGCTCCCGTCCGTCATAAACATTTTGTCGACTAACTGAGCGAACTCAACATTATTAGAGGCTGACGGTGTGTACCCTGATACGCTAGAAAAAGTTGATCCAGTTGACTTATACAGAACACCATTAGATACAGCTAGAATCTCTTCGTAGGAAGGCGTGTCAAAAAAGGTTAGCCCCTTGATCGGATTCGTCAGAGTAGAGCCTACAATAGAAGTTCCCCGCCTAGTAGAAATAGCACCGAACTTGTCGATGTCCATATTCTTAGCTTCGTGGAACTGCCCTTCCTTTAANAGATTAGCGCGTACATTGCTTATCTGACCCCCGATAAAACTACCGGACAAGTCGTAAGCTAACTGGTCATCAAGACCATCGTTGTAGTGTACAGGCATTAGTTACTGAAATCGTTTAAGTCCCAAGACGCTTCTACTTGCGGAATAATCCTAGTGTCACTTGCTGATTGGTGAGTCTCCAAATCCTTAACTATCATTAGCTGGGCCGAAGCCTCCTGAAATTTAACCTGTGCTTTTTGGTACTGACGTAAATGCTCAAGCATATCACCCTCCACGAAGGATAAGAGAGAGTTATCTATACCGTTAATCAAAGGTGAATCGTTATCGGTGAGTTCTGTTATCTTGAGCTTGCCTAGGACTAGAAGCGTTTTAGCCTCCTTCGGCTTCCTGAGCAGCCTAATTTTTGCCTCACCCGTGGAAGCATTTGNAAGGACAATGAAATTGGCAACCTTACCTGTTTCAGAGAATAATTTAGGGTCAATCCTAAAAACGGCTGAGTAGTCGATAGGTGTAATTTCTTCATCATCCCAAGAGGCAGCTACCGGAAAATGAACTGCTGTGTTTAGTGTAACCTCCTCAGTGTCAGCGGCAACGGAATACGAGGTGGTTCCCAGAGCTTCACGCCATAACGCAGAGTTCCATATCATCTCATACCTACGATCAATAAAAGACTTCAAAAGATTCAGACTTCCTTGATCTGTTTTCTGAAGCTTATCCGCTACAAATTGGGCTATAGATGATTTAGTCATATCTTATTATGAAATTGTATATCCCCAAGGGTTGCTTGACGATCCAACAGTGCTTGATTTAGATAAATCCGTGTTGTCGTAACACGCCCTCGCACACCATTTATTACTGTAATGGCCCCCTCGAACGTGCATAACTGGAGTACAGGCTCCGTACTCAGACCGCCAAGCTGATCCTGCTGAAGTAAGATCGTACTCAGTTGGTGACGGCAGCTTGAACATTGTGTGTGACGCATTTGCGTTTGCTGACGCCATCCCAGTAACCCAACCTGTGTCGTGAGGGTTTGGGCCAGAAAAGCCTGTTGATCCCTGATAAACCTTTGCTCTAGTTTCCCACGAATTTGAATTAGTTACATCCCCGCCTTTATACTTGAACCAACCCCACCCTTGAGCATATTGATTGTCACGGGATGTAAAATCTAATTGACCTAAATAAATCTCCTCATCAATTTCTGGAACCCACATAACAGGTTTCCAAACGCCAGAAACTTTAGTCCAAACTTTTCGGACAGGCTTCCAATCACCAGAAACCTTTACGTTCATTACGTTGGCTCTGTCCCAAGTGCTTCCATCCTTCACCCATAGCCGAGAAAAACCCTTCCCGCCAGTAGAGGTGTCTGTGTCCCAGTTGGATGTAGTTGCCATTAGTTGTAGTATTGGAAGTGTATATCTCCGTCAGAACCGTCTGCGTTATCTGGGTCGCTGGTTGTGTAAGTGTGAGCCGGAGAAGAAACACTCGCCCAAGACGGAGTTGCTCCTGTGCCGCCAGCGGTAAGTACCTGCCCAGAAGTGCCAGTGCCTAGCCGCTCCGGTGCTCCGCTTGCACCATAAACTAATACATCACCCTGAGTGCCGTCCTCCATTTTGGCTGGAGTAATAGAGTCATCTGCTATCTTTGCTGTAGTTATAGCAGCATCAGCTACCATGTCTGTGGCAACCTGAACTTCCCCTACCTCACCAGCCGTGGCCGCACCTAGCAATCTATTGTCAGTGGCCGTGTCCTGAATCTTAGCGTAGGTAACGGCGTTATCCGCAACCTTAGCTGTAGTTACATTAGCATCCAGTATCTTTGCGGTTGTTACAGCACTATTGTTAATCTTAGCTGTTACTACTGCATTATCGTTAATGGTAGCATTGCCTACTAGATTGTTAAGATCACCGTGAGTTACGGATTGACCCGATGTGAATGTTGTACCACCCGTTAAGTCTGGCATTTTATTCTGCTTTCTTTTTAGCCAGTGCTGACCACACCAAGCCAATGATTGTAATTACTGCGCCAACCAAGGCTTCCACCTCAGTCTCCGCAACCATTCCTCTAGCTACTAATGCGCCTCCACCCGCTGTTAGGATGTGACGAATTATTCCGTTAAGGATTGAGTCTTTATTTTTAATATCCACTTTTGCTCCTTTTTTTTGCTTTTTTATTGGCAGTGGTTCTAGCCATTCCTTTTTTGCTTATGCGTTTCTTAAAGTCCGCCTTGCTCTCATTCTTGTATATTTTTTTATTTGGCATATTATCCTCCGAATAGTTTACTTAACGCTAATCCTCCACCCGCTGATCCTGCGCCGACAGCTCCTAAGAGCCACCATTTGAATGTCTCTAACTTCTCAATTCTTACCTGATGGTCATCTAATTGTCGAATCATTCTGTCAAGCTTCTCTGTGTTGCCGACTTGCCTAGCTTCCATTCGGGTGAGAATAGAGTCCAGAGAGTTTGGATTTGGGACATAATCAGGCATCCTTCTCCTCCTCTTCTCCAGCATCCATCCGGTCACGCTCGGCTTGTTCGCTTGGGTCTAGCGGCCATTCCTGTTTAATCTTGTCAAAGTCTTCGTAGCTTTCAGCAGCGTTGTATGCGCCTTCCAGACGATCCGCCTCGGCAATCACTGCTGCACGGTATTCGGCCCAATCCTCCGCCACTACTCGGTCACGCTCCACGCTGGCAATCACCATCCAATCGGATTGAGCCAACATCTTACCCGCAGTGTCTTTAGCCTGTGCAATGCCTTTAGACTTCTCACGATCCAGCGGCGCACGGACTACTGGTGGTTCTTCAGGAGTCACCCAGCTAATCCCTTGAGCTTCTTTNTCAGNCNNTGTGGACACCCGAAGCCAGTTGGCAGGGAATGAAATGTTGTTGTGGGTGAAGGCTTTGTCTAGCGGGAGTGCGCGTCCTTCTGCTGTGATATATGACATAATTTAATCCTATTTGGCGTTGGCGTATTTGAACGGTGATTCGGCAAAGGCGATGTACACCATAGTTCCGTTGTTTTGATTTGTAACATTCCCACTCCCCCTCATTTTAAATCCTGAAGATAAGAAATCCACTTTGTTTGACGCTGCCGTATCCTCATCATCGGATGTGTTTGCGTAAAGATAGTCAGACATATCGTTGTCAGGTTCCCTCGCGCTGTCTAATATGAACCAGCCATATTGATTAGAGCTAGTGGTGTTTTTTATCATCAAATATTTGGGCCGGAATCCGGTGTACACCATAGGCCCATCCGAGCTTCCATTCCCCGCAAAGGAGCCAAATTTGGAATAGCCTTCGACAGGAGTCCAAGCGTACATAATGTAATCTAACTGACTTTCGTTTGCGTAATGGCCGTAGCCACTGTCATTAGTTACCTCAATAATTGTATTTTCAGAGCCGCTCTTAGGAATTACTGGGCTGTAGTAACCTTGATAAGAGTCCCAAGCATTGTTTAACCAAAGCTGCGGATGGATACTGTTATCGGTATGCGAGCTATGCATGACGGTATGCTTATGGTAGACCTCCCAGTAGCCACTATCGTAACTTCCGCTGGCCCTAGATTTAGTGATAATTAACTCTGGCTCGGCACCAAGGCTGTGGGTTATTTCTTGAGTCTCCCCATCGGCACTACCATCAGCAGACTTGTTGCCAGNGTATGAGATAATGCTAAATCCAGCAGCGGCGTTGTACTTTTCTACTGGTTCGCTGGAAACAAGTGTAGCTGTGTCGCTTCCGGTGTAGCTAGTGGTGGCTGATTTAAGGGGGTCGCCATTAGCCCATCCGGTTGGGGGTGAGTAGTTGTAGTCAGTGCCGCCGTCATCATTTGAGTAGTTGTTAGTGCCGCTTAATCCAGTTGTATCTGCACCAGTTGACGGATGCACCCAAGTTCCGCTCGTCGATGAAGTTCCTTCAAGAATCGTAATCTTCTGCTCGTTAAGGTAGTCGTTGTAAGAGTTAGGGTAGTCAGACTCTTGCCCATCTCCCGAAGTGTCGTAATACCACTTGACTGCTATCGCATCTAAATCAATGCATTTTAATATGTATGTCTGCTCCGATTGGTCGGAAGTAGAGTTTCCGTCATCATCCATACTCCTAACCGCTACCTTACCTAGAGACACTAAACCGCTGGTTTGGTTTTCAAAAAGCTCCATATAGAGCGTGGGGAAGTTATTGCTGTCTACAAAACTAGTATTAGCATCCCAGCCATCCCCGCTGTTATCCTCGACTTTAACTGTGTAGCTAGTTCTAGCTCCGGTGCTGGGGCTTTGGTGGGCTTTCCAGTTCCACGCGACGTATGTCCTACCAGAGTAGTTTGAGCCGTTACCCGAACCCAAAGTAAATCCATCGCTGTCGAATGATGTGAGGTCAGAAGAAACCGTGCCTTCAGCAGTAGTGTTATCGGCTTCTAGTTTTTTCGTCACTCCCCGAGCAGAATCATATACCTTATGACTTGTGCCTGATGTTGACCTAGATTTCGTCCATAGAAGGTCTGGCTGGAAGCCTAGTCCGGTTATGGAATTGCTACTGCTAGTTCCGTTATAGAGTGCAATCCCAAAATTCTCTGATGGCGTAACGGATGGGGCATCGAGATTCGCCGTGCACAGTGCCAAGTAACCCGATGGCGGGGTGTAGCGGAAATCACCGTTACCGTTTGTGTCCGCAGCATTGGCAGAACCACTCGCTACTGTATTGGCGAAGGTTGAGTCCTGTCCAAAATTGGCGATAACAGTTGAGTTAGTCCACGGCCTCACGGTGGGAAAAAACGTGGTGTCGGCTGGGATGTTGTGACTGCTGCCCGTTAAGTCGCCGCCATACGCTGACGGGAATGTTGATGTTAGGGTCGAAGTTCCGTCACTCCACTCACCGTTCTTGTGGAAATACATCTTCCGGTTATCGACATCGAACGCACATCCGAAGACATTACCATTGCCGCTTGCATGACTTCCGCCAGCCCACGACGCACTGGATACGCTTGTACCGTCTTTGTAATAGGCAGCAATGCTGTTGGATGAGTCTCGATTGTATAGTATCCAAAAATCAGTCAATGATTGCTCTTTGTTGCTATACATCTCATCAGTTGTAAATCCCCCCTGTGTCCAATCTCCAGTTGAGTACCACTCAAAATACCATTTGCCGGATGACACCCCTAACGTGCCGTGTCCGTTAAAGAATAGAGCAGAGGATGTTAGCTTGAGATTGCCTTCTGATAGACCTGTGGTTGGGTTGGCGTCATACGAAGTGGAGTCAGTTTTCGTTTCCGCCAGAGGGTTAATTAGGCAGTAATTCTTCGTCGGAACATCGAGCAGCAGATCGTGCGTAATACTAATGCCTGACGGCGTGAAATGATTCTTGTTACCGCTTTGGTCACCGCCGAGATAGACGGGGTTTAGCTCTAACGGAGCTGTTGGTGCAGTAAAGCTGGCCGTGTGTCCTCCAGAATTGCTCCAACGATAGTCAAATAGATAGCCAGCGTAATTGTTGTTACCTGAATAGGTATTGGCATAGACCCGACCTGCCCTAGCAACCAAGCCGCTGTTTGTCGGAGTAAACGATATTGAACCAGAGTCCTCTAAATTGCCGTCAACAAACAGGTAAAGAGTAGACCCCGTGCGAGAAACTTCAACATGATGCCAATCGGTGTCATCGTTTGTGTAATTTAATGAAACTGCATTATTTGATGGCTGACTGTCCCGTAAGGAAACGCTCACGGTAGCAGATGAAACATTGGCGGTTAGACCGTCATACACATTACCATCATTGACGTTTGAAAAAACAGTGCCAGTGGATGAGCCATT